TTTTTCAAGAGTACATATTCAATATGTACTCTTTTTTCATCAATATATAATAACGCTTTTATTGAAAATCATTTGCTTGCTTATACATCTGTAATGGGAATAGCGGTAATAGTATTAAAAATACTCCCATCGAAAAATTATCCATTGATTCATGTGTAGGTAAGTAATTAGTTAGATATAAGTAAGTTGCATACATCAAAGGGATATATATTGAAAGTGCCAATATCTTCAGGAATAACCTTACATACTTCATTACATCAACACCACATTTCTTAACAAAATTCAAATTTGATTATAATAACTGTGTTTTTCGTTCTTCCATACGAATTACTTTTCCACTTTGATATACAAATGATTGTTCACCAAATCCACCTTGAGGTGGTTCTATTAGCTGAACCTGACCATTTTTAACGATATATATTCCGTTTATTTTCAAATCTATTTCAGCTGTCATTTCAACAAGATTTTCTTTTCTAATTCCCACCAAAATCACTCCCATATGTTATAATTACTTTGTCGGAGTAAGTTGAGAGTGATCTCAGCTTTTTTTATTTGTCTACAAATATTGCACAACATTTTCTGGAACAAATGCTTGGTCAAGTGACAAATGGAGCCGTATTGGAATCGGCTTTTTTTCATCCCTTGCTTGCTTACACAATTTTTCTGCCTCTTCCCATACAAATTGTTTATCCTCCGCTCGTTTATAACGCCAAATCCCAATCGTATAATCCTCAAATAACTCATACCGCTCATCAGGTGCTGTCGTTGGTTTTAATTCCTCAATTGCTTTAGCTTGACGTGGTATTTGCACAACCACATCTGCATACCGTAATTTTGAATTTAAATGTTGAATATGAGCTTTCTTAAGATCAAATGATACAACTGGTTCTACATCAAAAATTGTTAATTGCTTTGGCATTGTTTTCCCCCTCCAATACCTGCAAGCTTGCAACTAATATTCCTTCAAGCTGCGTTAACGTTAGTTGATCTAATGTTTGTCCGTTAATTTCAGCTAATCCTAATCCCAATAGTTTATGAATAATCATTAGTTTTCTACGCGCTACTTCCTGACGTAACAACATGATTAAGCCTCCTGTTGATGATTAAACTTTCTCTCTAAATTTACAAACTTACTAAATTCTTTAATGAATGCTAGTTCAACAACACCAACTGGACCGTTCCTCTGTTTCGCTAAAATAATTTCTGTTATGTTTTTATTTTCTGTCTCGCGGTCATAGTAATCTTCACGGTATAAGAATGCGATTAAATCCGCATCTTGCTCAATTTGACCATTCTCACGTAAATCTGATAGCAATGGTCTCTTATCTTGCCTGCTTTCTACAGCACGGCTTAACTGTGATAATGCAACTACACATACATTTAATTCTCTTGCCATCAGTTTTAACTTACGACTAATCTCACCGATTTCTTGCATGCGGTTCCCTCTATGCTTTGGGTCCCCTACGATAAGCTGCAAATAATCAATTGCGATCAAGACCTTTTTATCAGGATACTTACGCTTCAGTTTCCTAGCCTTAGCGTAAATCTCTTGCATCGTTACATTTGCTTTATCGTAAATTTCTAATGGCAAATCATTAATTAATCCCATCGCTTGACTAATTTTTTCCCAATCCTTTAAATTACATAACTTCTTAGGATTCTTTAATTTGGTAGCATCAATATTTCCAGTACTTGAAATCATCCTCTTAAGTAGCTGCTCCTCTCCCATCTCGAGCGAGAAGATTCCTGTTGCTGTATGAGCACTTGCTGCATGAAAAGCAACGTTTAATACAAATGCTGTTTTCCCCATTGAAGGTCGGGCCCCAACAATAATTAAATCACCTTCTTGTAACCCTGCTGTCATTCTGTTCAAGTCGTCATAACCAGTTGGTATACCGGTTAAATCTCCTACATCAATTTGCATGTTCTTATACAAATCAACAAGCGTATCTTTCAAGTTAAATTCATCTGAGTAACCCGTTTCTTCAATGGCGCTTAATTCATCAATTGATGTACTAATAGCACTCATATCCCTATCTTGCTGAAGGCGGTTATATAAATTACCAGCAACCTCCTGAGCATGTCTCATCTTCCAAGCTTCAATCACTAAACCTTCGTGATACGAGAAGTTCTTAGTAGTTGTTACAACTTCTGTCAGGTTTACAAAGAATTCGATTCCGCCAATTTGATGCATAAAGCTTTCATCGAATTTTCCAATGAGAGCAACAAGATCTATCGGGACCTCAGCATCCTCTAATTCTCTCATTGCCTTGAAAATCACTTGGTGCGTTGGTAAAGAAAACTGTTTTACCTTTAGCTGACAATCTTTAATTAAATCGCCTTCTTGGATAATGCTACCTAAAACACTTTGTTCAGCTTCTACATTGCGAATCATATCGTTACTCATCTGGCCAACCACGCATTCTGTTGGTTAAGTACTGCAAGTTCTTCTTCTGTCGGAATGTTCTGCTCCCATGCTTGCTGCTGCTGTATTACGTTTTTAGTAGTTTCCGATAAGCCTTTTTGTTGATAAGGTACTTGTGTCTGTTGCTGAGCTTTTGTTAATCGCTGAGCGCGAAATGCTTTATCAGCTGCCTCAACATCAGTTACTGTTTTAAAGCCTTTAAGATGCCAATCTCTTAAAATCGTATTTACGTAAGACATGTTTCTCGTATTCTTCTCTAAAGCAATCTCCATAGCCTTAATAACTAGCTCTGCATTTAAATCATCTATCCATGCATGAATACCATCTGCAATAAAAGGTGTAATCAGTCCGAAGTTTTGTTCGTAAAAAGAAATTGGATTAACCTCAACAACTTCTTCCGCGCCTGCGCGTTCTTTTTGTTGTTGTTCTTTTTCTTCTTCTTTTTCTTCTTCCTTGCTAGGGTCTTGGAAGCCCCTTATAAGCCCCTCCAAACGGACTGACAAATACTCCTTAATACGAGGAATTTTAAAATCTTGCTCTTTTTCTAATTGCAAACAAGTTTCATAGAAATCAACTAAAAAATCCTGATCCTTCACAGATTGAATCTCTTTTAAGACACACTTTTCAATGTTTACATTTTTAATTGGATTGAATTTCAACCAGTTGATTAAGAACAACTCTTTTGTTTTTTGGTTGTAATTAATTTTTCCATACTCAGCAAAACGTTCTAATAGCTTCATAACAGTTTCACGATTATATCCTGTATCAGTTTCAATGATACGAAGTGGAAGCTCATAGATTCCTGATTGAGACGTCTTACTGTTTGTCATTAAATATAAGTAGAAATACTTCTCCTCCGGTGTAAGATCTAAAACAAATGAATCCTGCCAAAATGAAACATGTACTGGTCTATAAACTGCCATATTATTCATCCTCCCGTTTACATATCGCGAATCCGCCCTCTACACGTAATAAGCGATAATTCTTGTATCCTATTTTGAGATATTGTTTTACTAAGTAAATTAGGTGTTGTTCTGATGTTGCTTGTTGAAATACTTTAGAATTCAGCAACACTCTATGTAACGATTTGTCTAAAAGCATGTAGCACACTCCGTTGTTATACGAATACTAATTTGATATAATTAATCCTAAGATCTTTTGCAAGACCGTTTGTCTATCACTCTGCCAAGTGATAGATCTTTTTATTTTCTACGTGTTACCAACGAAGCGTTAACTCCTCTTGCTCTTAAATCTTTAATCACTACACGATAACTCATAGATGCCTCATGTTCCTCTTTTGTATCACGAAGCATTTTAAATTCCCTTATACATCGCTCCAGCTCTTCTTCCCAGTGATTTGATTCTTCGATTGATTCTGCATTAAACATGTTATGAATACATTCACTCATACAGTTACGAAGTTTATTCGCAAATGAAAAATCTCCAGGAAGAACTAGATCATGAAGACGATTGTTTCTATCGTTCATGAATTACCTCCCCTTTCTAATTTAATTGATGCTGTTCTTTTCAAGTTTCATAAAATATCCAAAAATCTATTATTTCGGTATAATCTTCCTTAAAAGGAGGTTTAACCAGTGAAACTAAATCACGATTGTGTAAGAGATCTTCTTCTTGAATTAGAAGAAAAACTTACTATCAATGAACATTTTCTATTACCACATTTCAATAATCTAAATACCGTTTCAAAACACGGATTTGATGACACCTACTATAGTTTTTTAAAATTGCTGGAAGCTAACTATTTAAACGGAAACTATAAGTATGCTAGTGATGAATTGATTCATTTATCAATTTCTTCTATATCTTGGGATGGTCATCAATTTTTAGATACTATTCGTGACAATGAAATATGGTCAAAAACGAAAAAAGCTGTAGGATCATTATCAAGCGCATCAATTTCCATAATGTCCTCATTAGCAACTAGTTATTTAAAACAGAAATTTGGATTAAAGTAACGAGGTAGTAATTAGCTTTTTGTATTAAATTCATCTATGAATTTATTAAATGCACTCAAAAACTGCGTGAATTTATCTGGAGAGTAGTCATTGCTTTCAAACACTAAGCCCAGTGTTAAATGACTCTCTCCTTTTCCTTTTGAATTCCTAATATCAAAAGATGTTGGGTTTTTAATCTCATAATTTGCAATCGAGATATGTACAAATCTTTGTTTGCTTACTTCCGGAACATGATACTCCAATTAATTCACCCCCTTTTCTTTTTTATTGATGCTGTACGCATCGTTACAACCAGAAAGGAACATTGTAGAGGTATGGGAGGAACAATCCCTTTCTGGTCATAACGACAAGCACAGTGGCTTGTCCAAATGATTTATATAATGTTATAATTGCTTTACGATATTTTTCAGAGCTACTGTTGTCTAGGCGGTAGTTTTTTCTTTTGCCCATTTATGTTTCAAAATAAATGATGCTTCAATAATCTTGATTCGAATCCCCAACAATTTTTTCTCTTGCTTTAACTCAACTGTTTTTGAATCCTCATTAAGTAATTCTGCTATTTTAATTTCACCAGTTAGTTTTGCATCATAACGAATTAATTCCTTATATTCTTTTAAGCTAGGTTTCTTATAATCTACTGTCATTTTCTTTCCTCCTCTACAGCACCCTTGTTAAATTCATTAAGCTATCCACCGATTGAATAATAACGTTTTCCGCCATAGCCTTTTGCAACCAACTTCTTTGTATTTGTTCCATAATGCCAAAATGAACTTGCTCAAGAGCTTGTACTACACACTGAGTAGCTTGGATTGTAACGAAGATTTCTTTTGCATGAACTGCGTATTCATGTTTCTTTTTTTCATCATGTTTCCATGACCTTGTTGTAACTTGTAAGTTCATGATTTCCTTTGCTGCCGCAATTCCCTCTTCAGCTTGTTTAATGTAGTTCATCAATTGTAGATTTACATCTTGAGTTAAACGTGGATCTGTAGGTGGTAACCCAACACCATAAATATGTTTAATTGCTTGTTGATTTAACTTTGCTCCTGTTGCATGGCACCAATCCATAGCAAGTTCAAATTCTGGTTTAGAAAGTCCAGATTCAATACGAGTTAATCTTTCATGTGTAATACCAAGGTACTTAGATAGCCCTTTCTTCGTTTTCAGCTGAACATTGTCACAACATTCTCTGGCATTCTGTAATAATTCTCCTATTGCTGAATTGCAGTATATACTTGTTCCCATATCTGTTCGCCTCCATATTTAGTTTTCAAATGGTTACAATGAACTTAGTACATATGTAACTTGTCTACTTTTCTTATAAAAAGAGAGGAACTATTCCTCAACATTTTCTTTTACTTGTATTTCTTTGATGATGGCCCAACCAGCCTTGTAATATGCTTGACGGATTTTATCAATATCCTTTTGTGATTTTGGCTCAGGAGCCACAACATGGACTTTCGTTTTTCCAAATTCATAAGTCGCCGCATATTCTTCTTGTTGGCTCATGGTGTCACCTCTTGAAGTGCTTTTTATATGTTTATGCGACGGTTCTGTTGGTACTGCCATGTTAGTTGATGGCATTTTCTCACCCGCTTTCCATCCATTAAGTATAAGACTCTTGTACATCAAATTAAATCCTTTACATCACTACCAAGAATAGTGGCTAACCTAATGGCCTTTTCAAGATTTGGATTACTATAACCATTTTCCCAATTACTTATTGTAGATTTTGTAACTTTCATTCTTTTTGCAAGATCTTGTTGCGTTAACTTGCTTTTTTTCCTAGCTCTAATTAATTTGATATTTTTGTTCACTGTCTCGCTCTTTGTATAAGTATTTTGTACTTTCATTATATGTATGAGATTCTTGTATATAAATGCATTTGTACAATTATCTTGTATAAAGTTTTGCAATTCATCTTTATAAGGTACAATATCTTTGTACTTTTTATTAACGGGAGGTGCTAAAAATGTTGAGACAAAGATTAAAAGAGATGCGTAAAACGCGTAAGCTCACTCAGCAAGGATTAGCCGATAAAGTAAATACCACTAAAGGCACCATTAGTAACTATGAGAATGGTCATAGCACTCCCTCAAACGAAATGCTAAAAGATTTAGCGAATGTTTTAGGAGTAACAACAGATTATTTATTAGGAAGAGAAGATGAATCAAGAGTGTCTAATGCACTTCCTGATTTAAACAAAAAAGATACTCGTGATATCGCTCGTGACTTAGAAAAGACTTTAAAAGACTTAGAAAATAGCGAAGATGCTTTAATGTTTGACGGAGAACCAATAGACGAACACACAAAAGAAATGATTCGTATTTCTCTAGAAAACTCTATGCGCATGGCAAAACAATTAGCAAAACAAAAATTCACTCCAAACAAGTATAAAAAAGATTGAACGGAGCGAGAAATGAAAATTAAAGACTACGTAATGAAAATCGTAAAAAAACACGGCACAACAAACCCCTTTGAAATTGTTAAGCGAAAAGATATTATAGTGTTGTTTGAAGACCCAGGGAATACTCTTGGTTTTTACAACACTTATAAACGCTTTAAATTCATTCATATTAATAATCAAATTAACGAAACTACTCAACGATTTGTTTGTGCACATGAATTAGGTCATGCTGTACTTCATCCTAAAGCAAATACGCCCTTCTTGCGTAACCAAACCTTCTTTTCAGTGGATCGCTTAGAAATTGAAGCAAATACATTTGCTGTGGAATTGTTACTTACCGATGAAATGATTTCTGCATATAAGGATACTCGTTTATCTATTCAAGAAGTTGCGGAGATTTATGGGATTCCTGGAGGATTCGCCCGTTTAAAAACCTGTATTTGTTAAGAAAGCAGATGCAATTCTATTAACTTATGGAGGATTAATAATGAAAAAGTACCTAGTACCATTTACAGCGCTCTTTTTATCTATTGGACTAGTTGGTTGTGATACTAACAATCTAGTTAAAGAAGACGAACAACACGCACAAGAAGAAACAAAGAATTCAGAAGAACAACGTCAAGTAGAAGAAAAAGTAAAACAAGAAAATCAACAACGTCAGGAAGCTGAAGCCCAACGCCAAGCAGAAGAAAAAGCGAAGCAAGAACAAGCAGCCAAAGCAGAACAACAACAGAATCAAGAAAAACAAAAACAACTCGACGAAAATGATTCCAGTAATCAATCAGCACCAAAAATAGGAGGACCCGAATTGGAGCGATTCAAGGAGGAGCAAATAAGAAAACTTCAAGCCGCTGATTCAAAAGAGAAAGAGGAAGCTTTCGATAGGGCGGCAGCCTCTCGCCGTGAACGATTCGAGAGACAAGAAATTGAAAAAATGGATTGCGATACTGCACGTTCTGCGTTATCTCAATTAGAAGAAATGGATGACGATCCGATTGCAAAGAAACAGGCAGTTTATTTTTACGATAAAGTAGCAAGGTGCAACAAATCAGGTAATTAAACAACTCGGAACGTTCGTTTAATTACCTATTTATATTAGTTACATATTAATAATAATGATTTTCGATGTTATACAAAGTTATAGAAGGGAACTCATACAAATGACTTTTATAAAAGATATAGCTTCTTTTTCTGAAGGATTATCTAAAGCTTTTCCAATAATTCTATCCATAGCCTCTTTTTTGGGCGTTCTAATTATCTATAATAAGAAAACCAATTTTGATTTAATATTTGAAGGAAAACACATTAGATTTTTAACAAAGATGACACAATCTATTACGGCCTTTATTGGATTTTATCTTTTATTCCAACTTGTATCGTTCTCCTTATATTTTATTGGTCTTCCTAAACTAACAAAATTTATACTAAATACAATATATAATATAGATGCTATGTTAGTTTCCATATTATTCATCTCTATATTTGTTTATTTTGCACTTAAAATGATTCGTACCGCTTTAGGTTATTTACACACAATTAACATGTACCAAAATTTTATTAATAAAAAAAATGAATGGTTAAACCAACATAATAAAATTAAAAATACTCTTATTTTTCTCAAAAATGGCGTCATTATTATATATTGGGGTCTAAATAAACTTTTATATATTATACTTGTGGTTGTTAGTCTACTTACCCAAGCCATGCATTTCTATTTTGCTAAAGAACAAATACTAAAATTTGATTTAACATCTCAACAGGCTATTCAATTTTTAGTTGGTCCAATAGTAATTTGGGTTTTCCTAATTGCGATTATGTATCTCTACCTTAAAGAAATAGGTGAATTAAAAAAAGTTTACTATACTGTAAAGTTCATTTCAGAAACTACTGTCCAAAATGAAAACTTAATTCATCTCCATACTCGTCCAACTAAAGAATGGGTTCTAGTAAGAGCAAATGATTTACAAGAACAAAATACAATTTTTCTTTATAATCCAGAAACAAAAAACTGGCTTGAATACAATAAAGTAATTCATGATTAAAAAGTCCGATTCATGGACTTTTTTTAAATAATATAAAATTCGGCTAGCTTTTTATATTATCATTTACTTCATTCCAATCATTACAATTCATATAATACATATCAATAAGGAGGTTTAAATATGAAAACCGCAATCTACTTAAGAAAATCCCGTGCTGATCTCGAAGCCGAAGCACGCGGCGAAGGCGAAACGTTAGCAAAGCACCGCTCTACCCTGCTGAAAATTGCCAAGGAAATGGACCTAAATGTTTTAGCTGTTCGTGAGGAAATCGTTTCTGGTGAGAGTTTAGTGAAACGACCTGAGATGTTAGCATTGCTTGAAGAAATTGAAGATAACAAATATGATGTTGTTCTTTGTATGGATATGGACCGTTTAGGTCGTGGTGGCATGAAAGAACAAGGAATCATTTTAGAGACGTTTAAACGCTCGAATACGAAGATTATGACACCTAGGAAGACTTATGACCTTAATGATGAGTGGGACGAAGAATATAGCGAATTTGAAGCGTTTATGGCTCGTAAGGAGTTAAAGATTATTACGCGTCGTATGCAACGCGGCCGTATAGCAAGCGTGGAGGCTGGTAATTACCTCGGTACCCATGCGCCTTATGGTTATGATATCCACCGTTTAAATAAGCGAGAACGTACTTTAACAATTAATTCAGAAGAAGCTTCTGTTGTAAGAATGATATTCGATTGGTATGCAAACGAGGATATGGGCGCTAACGCAATCCGAAGCAAATTAAATGATCTTGGCTACAAAAGTAAGCTAGGTAATGAATGGAACCCCTACAGCATCTTGGATATATTAAAAAATAATGTGTACATCGGAAAAGTAACGTGGCAAAAACGAAAAGAAGTAAAACAGCCTGATGCCGTAAAAAGAAGTTGTGCTCGTCAAGATAAATCAGATTGGATTATTGCTGATGGCAAACATGAGCCAATCATACCGGAAAGTTTATTTGAACAAGTACAAGAAAAACTAAACTCAAGATATCACGTTCCTTACAATACGAACGGAATTAAAAATCCTCTAGCTGGCATTATTAAATGTAGTAAATGTGGTTATAGCATGGTCCAACGTTATCCAAAGAACCGAAAAGAAACGATGGATTGTAAACACCGTGGCTGTGAAAACAAATCAAGTTATACTGAATTAATTGAGAAGCGTTTACTCGAGGCATTAAAAGAATGGTACATCAATTATAAAGCTGATTTTGAAAAACATAAGCAAGATGACAAATTAAAAGAAACACAAGTCATTCAAATGAATGAAGCTGCATTACGCAAGCTTGAAAAAGAATTAGTGGATGTCCAAAAACAAAAAAATAATTTACATGATTTATTAGAACGTGGCGTTTACACAGTCGATATGTTTTTAGAACGCTCGAATGTAGTTTCTGACCGTATAACTGAAATTACTTCCACTATGGAAAACTTAAAGAAAGAAATTAAAACCGAAATTAAGAAGGAAAAAGTCAAGAAAGATACAATACCTCAAGTGGAGCATGTTCTTGATTTGTACTTTAAAACAGATGATCCCAAAAAGAAAAACAGCCTCCTAAAGTCGGTTTTAGAAAAGGCTGTTTATAAAAAGGAAAAGTGGCAAAGGCTGGATGATTTCGAACTTGTGCTTTACCCTAAGCTCCCTCAAGATGGCGACATATAAGCGTTTATGCTTTGTCGTCACCTTGTTGGTGTAATTAGATTTACCCCATTTAACCCTAAAGCATCATTCGTCGAAACTGCCAATACGACAGGCTTGCCATTTCTTAGTGTCGCTTTTGCTGCCATTAGTACTGGAGAATCTGTCATTGCATTTGCAAATTTACTCATAGAATTTCCTGTTAAAGGAGCGATTACCATGCAGTCTAATGGAATTTTAGGTCCAAGTGGCTCTGCTCCAACAATTGAATTAATTGCTTTAAAACCTGTTATTTCTTCAATCTTCTTAATCCACTCTGCTCCTTCTCCAAATCTAGTATTTGTTGATTGAACAGTGTATGAAACAACAGGACGTACTTCTGCTCCTTCAGCAATTAATTTTTCTAAGTGCGGCATAACTTCCTCATACGTACAATGTGAACCTGTAAATCCGAAACCAATTCGTTTCCCCTTCAAACTCATTTCTTTTCCTCCTCCTTTGCGATTGCATCTGCTGCTAATAACTGAGAAAGAACATTTGCTAAGATTTGCCCAGCCGTTTTTGGGGCAACAATACCTGGTAATCCAGGTGCTAGCAATGCTTTGACTCCTCTTTTTTCCGCATATCTAAAGTCGGTACCGCCTGGTTTAGAAGCTAAATCAATCACTAACGTATGAGCTGGCATTTTTGCAATAACATTCGCTGTTACAACGAGGTGCGGAATCGTATTAATTACAATATCGATATTTCCTACTTCTTTCTCTATGTCTTGCATATGAAAAGGAGAAAACATCATTTCTGTAATACGTGCAATATGTTCAGATCGTCTTGCTCCAACTTTGACATGGGCTCCTAATGATTGAAATGCTCTCGCAACACTCATTCCTGTTCTACCAAATCCTAGAACCATTACATTGGACCCATGAATTGTATAGTCGGTATGTTGAATTACCATCATTAATGTACCTTCTACCGTTGGAATAGAATTGTATATTGCTACATCATCACGATCAAATAATTTAACAAGTTTTCGGTTCGTAGTAGATACGAGATTTTCCAAGTAAGGTGTACCAATACCTGAATATATAGTAAAGTGTTCTGGTGTATTTTCAATTTGTTCTTTCGTTATTGAAACTTTTTCATTTGAAAAAATAGTATCTACTTCTCCTTTGGCATTTGTACCAGCAACCGGCAAAATAATTGCGTCTACAGAAGTGAAATCTAAATTTTGTATACTTTCTTTTGCTGCCCCTGTGAAACCATGATCTAACTGATCAAAACCTATCAAAGAAAGTTTCGCATCCAATTCAACTAGCTTACGAATTACTTCTAGCTGCCTTGCATCTCCTCCTATGACAGCAATATGCATCTCAGTCAACATTCCCTAATTCACCTTCTTTTTCTGTCATTTATAAGAAAAGTGCCTACTTTTTCTTTTTCCTCCACATCATATGTAATGTACGAGTTTATGGTGATTGAAAATCCAAATGCACATATGATTTATCAGGTTTCTACGTAGATACAAAAAAAGATGACCAAAATGGCCATCCTTCACTCCGAATTTGAACGATCTATACTATCACAAAGAAGCATATCATGTCCGACTTTCTTTATTTGACTCCATGCCACCCTTACTTCTTGTGGTTCCTTTTTAAAGCCTCCCCACTTCCCTACAGGTATTATAAGTGTTTGTATTTGCCCGTCTTTCTCATTAATCTCTAAATCCATATAACCTAAGACTCCCATTTTTTCCGCTTTTTCTATATCTACAACCTCTTTACCACTTAATTCACTTAATCGCATACACACTCCACTCCCCCTACTGAATTTTTCATTTGCATTGTCTATAATTAGTACCTATTCTATATGTATCAAAAAAATAACCTTCTCTCT